CATCGCTGAAAAAGGTGGTTTGATGAACCTTGATGTGAAAGCAGTAGGTACAATGTCAATCACGAACAACTACTCTGGTGGTACAGTTGCTTTATCGCAATTAGAAGCTGGTGTTACTCGTATTGCACGTAGAATGCCTTTCTTACGTCAATTAGTTAATGCTTCTGGTACAACTTCTAAGTATATCACTTACATTCAGTCTAGCGGACAAGAAGGTGGTGCTGATATGACAGCAGAGGGTGCATTAAAATCACAAGCTGACTTCAATGTAGTTGAAACTTCTGTAGCAGTTAAGAAAGTTACAGCATGGATTAAAGTTTCTAAAGAAATGATTGCTGATTTACCTTTCATGCGTAATGAGATTAACAATGAGTTGATGGAAATCGTTGAATTGAAATTAGATTCTCAAATTCTTTCTGGTGATGGTGCTGGAGATAACTTAGTTGGTATCTTACAAAATGCTGTTGCTTGGGCGGCTGGTAACTTTGCTTTAGCTTATGTATCTCCTAACGAGTTTGATGTTTTAGCTGTTGCAATCGCACAAATCCAAACTGGATTATTTAATGCTAACTATATTGTTCTTCACCCTGAGGATGCAGTTAAAATGCAATTAAATAAAACTACTACTGGTGAGTACACTTATGCTATGCAATATGTTGATGCTAACGGAGTTACTAGAGTTAAAGGTATTCCAGTTATCGAAAATGTTGGTATGACTGCTGGTACTTTCTTAGTTGGTGACTTTACTAAATCTAACTTACGTATTCGTGAAGACTTGAATATCCAAGTTGGTTATGTAAATGATGACTTCACTAAAAACTTAATGACAATCTTGTGTGAAGCACGTGCGGTTCATTATGTGAAATCTAATCACTACAATGCTTTTGTTAAAGGAACTTTCTCTACTGCAAAAACTGCATTATTAAAACCTTAATTTGAATGGGGAGGGTAACTCCCCTTCTTTTCTTTAATCATTAAAACTTTAAAAATATGTCATTAGGCTGTAAATGTGATTCTGGTTTATCCAATACTGGTAGACCAAATTGTGTAACGATTCAATCTGTTACCTCAAAAATTATCTTAGTTCCGTTGCTAGATTCAACTGGTGCTAAAAATTCTGTAGATTTAACAACTACTTTAAATGCAACTTTGTTTACCGATTTAACCAATCAAGCTGATGCTACTAAAAGATGGTTTCCACTTCCACAATTTGAAAATGTTGAGCTAGCTAAGGCTGATTCTACTTTTGAAGAAGCTCCATCTGGTCGTAAAGTATTCATCAAACAAGGTAAGCGTTCTTTTGCTGGACAATTATGGAATGAAACACCGCAATTATTAGGTTCAATTCAAAATAATCGTTGTGTTGATTTTGGTGTTTATATTGTTGATGTTAATGGAAATTTAGTTGGTTCTAAAATTGGAACTAAATTATACCCAATTCCAGTAGATAATGAATCTTTTGAAGCAAAATTAATGTTTGCTACTGATTCAACTACTCAAAAAATCATGGTAGGATTTGACTTCTATAGATTGTTTGACGAGTCTACAATGTGGTTATTAACTCCAAGTGATACATCTGATTCATTTGACTTCAATAACCTTGAAGGATTGTTGGATATAGTATTAACTAAAACAGCTTCAACTTCAACTACTATGTCTTTAACATCAGAACTTAATTATGGTACGGCTAAAACTCCAATTAAAGTATTAGGATTAAATAATTTCACGATGAAAAACAAAGCTACACAGGTTAGCATTACAGTTTCAAACGTAGCTATTTCTTACGCTTCATACACTTTAACATTCGCTTCTCAATCGCCTGGAACTGAGGTTGTTGTGTCTGTTTCAAAACCAGGTTATATTGGAGAATTAACTACTACAATATAATTTTTAAGCAAACATTTAAGGAAGGGGTACATTAATTTGTACCTCTTTTTTTTTACCTTTGAATTATGAAAGACCTTTTTGCTAAAACTGATATAAACAAAGTGCTTAATAAAGCAAAGTCTTTAGGAGGTTACAATCAAAGTTTATGGGTAAAATGTTTCGATGTAGAGTTCAGAAATAAGATTGTAAAGTGGGTTCAAGAATATCAATTTGAAAAAGGACTTGATATAGATGGAAATATAATTGGTAGATACTCAAAGCGTACAGAACAAATTAATCCAGATAAAATAAAAGGAACACCATTTACATTATATGATTCTGGAGATTTTTATCGTTCAATGTTTGTATCTGTATTCTTAGATTCGATTGAAATTGAAGGTGATGTAAGTAAGTTTGAAAAGTCGAAATGGTACGACGACAGAATACTTGGAATGACAGAAGAAACCCTTGTATTGTTTAAAGAAGAAATGAAAGAAAAATATATAAAGAATGTCAGAGAGATATTATCAATCAATAGATGAAATACCATTGTTTAATTGGCAGAAATGCCTTGAAGGTGATGTAAAGTACGTTAATTTAGAAACTAAAGAAGATGCAGGTAACCAAGAAGCATTTACTAAGTTGTACGATGAATTTTTACAGAAACGTGGTGTAAACAAAGAATATAAGAAGTATTTGGATATTCTAAAGAAAAAAGCATTGTTGCAATGTGAATTTTTGATTACAAAAGATGATTTCAAGTTGACACAAATAGAAATAGAAGATGCTAAAATTGTATCTTTACAGAAGACTTCTGAATCTGGATTGAGTATTGAAAAAACTTTAATCTACTTAGGGAAGTGGCTTGGTTATAGATTAGACTGGAAAGTTATAACTGTTACGGAGTTTTACTCTATAATGGAAGAATACGAAAAACAAAGTAATATAAGTTGATATGAGTAATAAAATTAAAAGTGAAGATATATTTGAAGGCGAAATATTTAAGGTATTAGTTGACGGTGCAGAAGTAGCTACAAAAAAAATAGCAGACTTAAATGAGGAATTGGCTAAATCTGGACTTGCTTTCAAAAAAGAATTAGGAAGTTATAAGCCAGAAAGCGTTAAGGATATTGAAGCACTACTTAAAAAAACTAAGGAATTAAATGCAGAAGTAGAAAAACAAGCCAAATTAAATACTGCACAATCTGAACTTAATAAAACAACTAGATTAGAAGAAATAAGACTTCAACAAGCACGTGAAAAAGCAGTTGATGATTTTAATAAAAAAGAAAAAAAAGAAAATGAAAGAATTGCTAAGGAAACTGAAAAAAGATTAAAAAACGAAAGAGATTTAGCAGATTCTTATAAGCAACTGACTATTAACACTCGTGATTTAAAGAATGAAAGTAAAAGATTAGGTGCTGAAATGCTTGAACTTGAAAAACAAGGCAAGAAAAATTCAGCTGAATACTACAAACTAAGTAGACAATATAAAGAAACTACTAAATCAGCAATTGAAGGTGATAAAGCACTTAAAAAACTTGATAGTACAGTAGGTGATAACTTCCGTAATGTAGGTAATTACCAAAAGGCTATTGGTGGATTGAAGAATGCTTTTATGCAATTAGGATTAGCATTTGGTGCTATTGACATTATAAAATCATTAGTTGGAACGCAAGTAAAACTTGACTCTCTTAATTTAGCTTTAAGAAACGTATCAGGTAGCACTAAAGAGTATCAAGCTAACCTTTCATTCATTAAGGATTTATCATTGTCTTACGGACAAGATTTGATTAGCTTAGCTGATTCATATAAAAACTTTATTGCGTCCACTCAATCATCCAATTTGAGCTTAGCACAACGTAAAAGAATTTACGAAAGTGTAATTAAAGCAGGTTCATCACTAGCCTTATCGAATGATAATATAAAAGGTTCGCTACTTGCAATATCTCAAATGTTCTCTAAGGGTACGGTTTCAGCAGAGGAATTAAGACAGCAATTAGGTGAAAGATTGCCAGGTGCTTTTGGTGTTATGGCTGATTCTATGGGGGTTACAGAAGCTGAATTAGGTAAGTTAATGAAGGAAGGTAAAGTTTTGGCAGATGAAGTTATGCCAAGATTTGCTATTGCACTTGAAAGAAGTTTTGGTAAAAATGCTGAAAAAAACCTTGAAACATTAAATGGTGCTTTTAACGTATTAAAAACAAATATTGCTTTATATTTTGACCAAGCACAAAAAAATATTGGTGTAAATAAAGTATTAGCAGGGATTTTACGTGGGTTAGGTAATAATATTGGTGGATTACTTGATAATATACGTCAATTAGTAGTTGCGTTTGTATCTTTTAAAGCAATATCAATAGCTTCTGAAATATCAATGAAAGCAGTAAATACTGGATTATTGACAATGATAAAAAATGCTTGGAAAGGTAAAGAAGCATTTACATTATTAGGTATGTCATTAAAGGGATTAACTGGGATAGCTGTAATGGAAGTATTAATTAAACTTACTGAATATTTTATAGGTTTAGCAAAAGGAACTGATTTAGCTACGGAAGCATATATGAGATATAAAAATGCTACGAATGTAGGAAATACAAACGCAGATAAATTTATAGATAAACAAAGGAATATACTTGCAATTGAGAGAGAAAAATTAGACTTAGCTAAAAAAGCGGGCAGAATAACTGATGAACAGCATAAAAAATTAATGAAACAAAAAGATGATGAAGTAAAGGCAAATATAAAATTAGAAATACAAAAATTAAGAAGCGAAAGAAGTACAGTAGTATCTGCCATTACAGCTATGAAAACCGCAAATAATGGAGATGATGTAAAGGCTAAGTACACTACTCTTGATTTGACGACAGCAGAAGCTAATTTAAGGTCAATAGAAAGAATTGGAAGTACAGCAGAGAAAAAAGTGCTTCAAGATTTAATTAAAATAATAAAAGCAGATTTAGATAAAGTTGAAAGATTCAGTAATTTAATAGCGAAACGTATTCGTATTGACACTGAATTACCTTCTTATTTTAGTGAATTACGAGATATGCAAGTAATGAATACTAAATATTCTAGTGGTGGTGGCACTCCATCTAAAGATATAGTTCAGAACACTAAAGAACTTCGTGACTTAAATATAGAATACAATAAAACAAATATTTATTTAAGCAGACAAGTTGAAATATTGAAAGATATTAAAAAAATAAAAGCAGATGATAAAATGCAAGAAGCAATCGATAAGACTAGAATGATATTAGATAGAGAAGAAAAATCTGTTAATCTTACTGGAAGATACAATGCAAAAGAAGTTAAAACAGCAATTGAATTAGAATATAAGGCTAAAAAAGAGTTTGAAGAAGCAAAATTTATGGCTGAAAAAGAAGATAAAAAGATTCGTGACACAAAAACATTTAACGACGAATTAACAGCGGTAGAAGAACAAGAAAAAGCATATTACGAAAGATTACGTGAATTAAATAGCGATTATTACAGAAGGCTTGCAGACCATCAAGAAAATTTAAAATTAACAAAATTAACTAAGTCAGCTAAAAAACAAAGAGATGCAGAAGGAGAATGGTTAAATAAAACTGGAAAACAAGTCATTGAAAAAGAAAAAGAAATAAGAAAAAAAGCTGATGCAGAAAAAGCACAAGTATATGAAAACGATGTAAAACGTCAGTCAGATACTAACTTAGAAATTGAAGGTTTACAGAAAAATCACGAGAAAAATATGGCTAATATTAAACGTGATTCAGCATATAAAACAGATGAGGAGTTAAATAAGTTAGAATTAATACGTGCTCAAAAAAGATTGGAAGTAATTAAGAATACAGCAGAATCTGTAAATAACTTAATCCAAAAGTCTTTAGAGCATTATATTAACATGGCAGAACGTAGAATCGATATGTTAGATAAACGTATGGATAGGATGTCAACACAAGCTGACTTTCTACGTGAAAAAGCTGTAGCTGGAAATATTCAAGCACAAGAATCACTTGCTGTAATTGATAAACAAGAAATAGAAGCACAAAAAGAAAGAATGAATGAGCAAAGGTCAATACAAAGACTGCAAATAGCAATGACTGTATTCCAAGCATATTCAAATAATATTCAAAATGCTAAAATTGGTGAAAATCCATTTACAAAAACACTTACGGATGTTACTTTATTAAATCAGTTTGTAGCTAGTTTACCTACGTTTATTGATGGTACGGAAACAAATATCGCTTCTGCATTAGGTAGTCCACACTTACAAGGTCAAGATGGATATGTAGTTCGTGTAGATGGTTCAGAAAAAATACTTAATCCACAACTTTCAGCAATGACTGGTAACATGACTACAATGGAAATCGCTAAATTAGCAGAGGACTTCCGTAGAGGTGATATTATGCGTAAAGGTGATGGTGCAATGCAGTTGAATGTAGGTTCGTGGAGTACAGATATGATAGTTTCAGAGTTACAAGACTTAAAAAATGTAATCAAAAACAAGCCAGAATCTAACATTGAACTTGGTGAAATAGTTGGTGGAGTAATGCACATTATGGAAACTAAAAAGACTGGCAACACTAAAGTTCGTAATATCTCAAGATTTTCTTAATTATGAAGCATAAAATAAAAGGGATTGAAATATCTCCAGAAAACAGATTTGACATTGGTATTTCAATTGACTTTGAAGCACGTGTAGATAATCAAAAAATAACTACTGATTCTATTGTGCTTTCACGTGAAGCAAAGAAGATGGTAGACACTCACGTGGCATCAAATGGACTATTAGAAGGATTGCCGTATCAAATAGAGTTTGCACCTTCTAAGTTTATAGATTACTATGTAGATTTTACAGATGGGTTTAAAGTATTTGATAACAAGGTGAATGTTACTTTAAAAAATAGATATGGACATGACCAATTCTTTGATAAAGCTGAAAGTTTGATATTTGACTTAGTTAACTTATCTAATCCATTTACTCCAATAACAATTGATTACCAAGTATTACCACAAGATGCACCTGCTAGAGCGTTGACAGCTTCATTAGGTTTGTTTACGGTGTCTATAACTATTGCTGGTCAAGCTAAAGAAGTAAAAGAACGTGCAACAGAGTTCGTGTGGGCTATATTTCCACTGTATGGAGTTTCATTAGCAGGAGTTGTTATTGTTGCAGATTGGAAAACAATATTAATCGCTACTGCAAAACTTGCCTTGTCACTTATATTCTTTGCAATATTAGCATATCAAGCAGTTGTATTTGGAATTGACTTATATAGGTTATTAAATCCACCTTTAAATCAATTGCAAGCATGTACAGCTTTAGATTTACTTAAAAAGAGTTGTAACTTCTTAGGTTATGAATTTAAGTCTTCTATACTTGAAAGTGATTATTCAGATATGGTTATTCTTCCAATTCCGCAAAATAGAACAAATATTAAGTGGTACGATGTATTCTCTAGCGATTACGGAACAGGTCAAAACAAATGTTTTCCACAATCAAGTGATACAGTAGGTACTTTAGGTACTTTGATTTATTCTATGGAGAACATGTTTAATGGTAAAGCTAGAGTATTAAATAAAACCGTTACTCTTGAAAGGTGGGATTATTGGCAGTCAAATGCTACTCAGCAATTATCAACTTCATTAGTAGTACAAGCAGACAGAGTAAATTCTTACGAATATGACTTTACTAAATTATTTAGAAGATATTATATTCACTACCTTAGCGACTATTCAGACTATAATACAATTGATGCCTTCGAAAATAACTTAGCTGAATACTCTTTAGATACCACAGGATTAAACGATGTTACATTAAATTTAATAAAAGGGCTTAATGAAAAAACATTACCATTTGCACTTGCTAAAAGAAAAGACAAATTAACATGGTTGGAAAAACAATTTAAAGGACTTTATAAATTAATTGACTTTTTATCTCTTGGTTCAACAAATTTAGTAGCTAAGAAAAATAAATACGGTGCAATACAACTTACAGCACCATTCTTTTCCACTACTAAAATATTTATGTGGGATAAAGCTAGAGGAATGTCAGGTGACCAAAGTAAACTTACACCTACCTACTTATGGGATAAATACCACTACATAAACAATCCAGAATTATACCAATACATAATCAAAAGAGGTGTTAGAATTAAGATTACAAGCTCTGAATTTGTAGATATTGTAAATAAAAATTTTGTTACAATAGATGGTAAAATATGCGAAATAATGAAGATTGACTATTTCGATGAGAAAAATTATGCAGTAATTGACTATAAAGAGCCACATAATGTATTCAATAAACAATTTAAGTTAACGAAAATATATTAAATTTGCTATATGAATGTAGATGCTTTAATAAAACTTTCACAAGAAGTGCAAGATATATCCAAACAAGCTAAAGATAAACTTGATTTAGTTCTCATTAATAAAGACATTTCAGATGAGGATAAAAATAAGGTTAAAAAAGCACAAGAAATATTTTCAGAACTACAGGTAGCAATTGAAAATAAGGATATAAATAAAATGAATAAACTCTTAGAAGATGTCAGTAAAATTAATATCTAAGTCATACACAGACATTTACGGAAATTCTGGGAGTGATTACAAAGCTAACGCAGGAGATACTATAACTTCTAAATTAACGATAAGTTCAGATATTTACGTTCGTTCTACTAGTGATAATCCTATGACATTTGACAGATTTGACGGAGTCCTTAAACAATCGCAAGGGGATTTTGTACAAGCTGGGTTTAGAAAAGGAATGTCTGTTCATTGGGATGGAATAAATAATGCTAATGTTGTTATTGGAAGTTCTGTAAATACTATTGTTGAAGTATATCCATTATATTTAGTTTTATCTGGTGCCTCACTTCCAAGCGTAAACAATGCTACAAACACAGATGTAATATGGGCTATTTACACTGATTCTGTACACGACGAAGTAAATCTAAGTTTGAATTTTACCGATAGTAATAACCCGAGTGCTTCTAGTGATAGTTTAGTTGATGGTGAAGAAAGCAAATTTGTTTACCAAGGACTTTCATCTTTATCAGTAGGTTCAACTGCAAATTTAATTCAGATAGGTAAAAAATCAGGTCAATTTGCCATTTCAAATACTACAATTAAGCGTTTATCAGACTCTACCAACGTATATGTTACAGGTAGAAGTGTTAGAAATTATGAAATTTCTTTTACAACTATTTTTGTAGGAGTATTATTCGAGGAAATGTTTAAAGGTAAAAGCTACCTAAAACAATTTACTCAACTTGATTTTAGAGTAGTTTCTTCTGAAACAAATACACCTACTACAATTCAAATTAACGATGATTGTAATACAGGCTGGTTTGACGAATCCTACAACACTGAAATACCGAAATTACTATCAATAACAAATAATATCACTTCTTTATACTATAATTCCTTAAATACTGTTAATCTAACCATTCAAGTAAAAGGAACTACTATTGATAAATTAGAAATTGGAGGGTGTTACAGCACACTAGATGACACTTACAACTTAAATCAAGCAAAGAGTCAAAGCGACAAACTTTTCTTGCTTAAAACAGGCTTAATTGGAGCTGTTAACATTGGAAACACATTTACAGCAAGTGGTATTTCTCCATATACAGTAAAATTAACTGCATTTTCTTATGTAGATGCAGGAGGTAACAGAACATTTACTGTGTCATTTGAATTAAATCCTCTATATCTATCTAGTGGATTAGGTGATTTTATTGCAACTAGAGGTACTACTGACAGAGTATTTTACTTATGGGTAAAGGCAGATAATTATAATGCTTTAATATCAGGTAGTAATTTAGAATATAAATACGCAGAAGGTAAATTGGTTACTCCTACCTTAACAAGTTTGTTTAATCACTCTTATAATTTAAACTATTCAGACTTATCAATACCTGCATCAAGTACAGATTTTAACCTTGAAGATGATTTAGGTTTTATTGCTGATTTTTCAATACTAAAAGCAGACGTTAATTCCAATGTAAAATCAAGTATTGTAGTTGTAAATAACGTATTGGATAAAGAATTTGTATTAGAATCTATTAATTTTGACTTATCTAATCAAGATTTTGACTTTTGGGCTGACCAAACTATTGCTTTAAATAATAATTTACCACAAAGTTCGCTTAAAAAAGAAGCGTATTTAATGGAAAGTTCAAATAATGGTACTACAGCAATTTTAAGGTTATACTATCCATTCTTAATTAAATGGGAGTATTGGGAAAAACTTGTTTTAACTCACCCTTATTTTTCTTCGCAAAATAAAAATAACAACAATTGGTATAACTTCCAAGTTGGTGATTGGTCTTTAAAAGTAAAAGTTGAGATTGAAAGAAACGGTGCTGTAGATTGGTTTTACAAAAACATTTCAATTAAAACTTACGATGATAGCACTGTAACATCTGTAATTCAATTGTTTGACTATCCATCTATGACTGCGGTAACTGCACCTAAGAAAGGTAAACAGATATTAATTAGAGCAATACATACAGCACCAACTACATGGGGAAGTGATATTTACGGACAGATAACAGTTGAAAACAAAGAAAGTTCTCCAAGATGGGTATTTTCTACTGAAATAGATACCAATACAGATACTTCTAATCCATTATACGGTATTACAGATAATAAATTAAATTCAAGTGGTTTTAGTACAACTGCAATTACTTTAGAATGTCTACTTGATATGGAAAAAGTAACTGGTAGTAATATTTGTATTACTTCTAAAATAAGTGATGATTGCTCATCAAATGGAGATTTATTTATTTATACGACTGGAATTGGAGTTTCTAACACAAATAGTATTAATTTTATAACAGCATAATAAAGATATGAGTGAACAACTAAAACAGCAACAGCTTTACGACGTTTCGGAAGCTAATACTAAAAACCTTATTTGGGTTGATGTTTACGTAAGTGGTACAGAAGGTTCTGCTGGCGTATATGCTTCTCGAAGAATGACAAAAGCACAATTAATTGCTTTTTTAAATAGTAATTTAACTGTTTCATGGTCTGTAATTACAGGTAAACCTACTACTTTATCAGGTTATGGACTTGGTGGCGGAACATTAAATAAATTAGCTAAATTTACTCCAGACGGAAATGCAATTGGTGATTCTCAAATAATTGATGACGGCACAGGGATTGGTGTAGGTACAGCAATTCAAAGTAATAAAAAAGTTGTTATTGCAGAAACTAGAGATGATTCAGTAGGACTTCTTGTTACTAATACAGGTTCGGGTTCAACTTACACGCAAGGTATTAATGGTGTTGCGATAGGTAGTTCAACGTCAGATAGAATAGGAACTAGAGGTACTTCTTCTGGGTCAACTGTTAAAAATATTGGTGTTTACGGAGAGTCAGCAGGAAACGCAACAGGTAAATCAATTGGTGTTTATGGCTTTGCAAATTTAAGTCAAATTGAAAATATTGCTGGTCATTTTGAAGCAACTGCATCTGGAGCAGGTGTAGCCTATGGACTTCAAGTGATTGACGGCACTCAAGCAACAGGTAAATATCTTAAATCAATAACATCTGATGGAAAAACGAATTGGGCAACACTTGCTATTTCTGACGTTACTTCTTTACAGGCTTCTTTAGATGCTAAATCTACTTACGTTCCAAGAGCATGGGTGATAACAAGTAATCCTGGAATAACTTTTAGTGATTCATACGATATAGTTACAATCACTGCGTTAGCAACTGGTTTAATAATATACAACACCGTAAGTGCTTTTGCAGAAGGTTATCCATTAATGATTAGAATCAAAGATAATGGAACTGCAAGGTCATTAACATTTGGAAGTAAATTTAGAGGTATTGGAATTACACTACCTACTACTACTGTTGCTAATAAAACAATGTATTTAGGCATGATTTACAATTCAACAGATGATAAATGGGATGTTTTAGGACTTAATCAAGAAGCATAATGAGTTATTATAGTTTAATAAGTTCAATGTTAAAAGCAACAGTAAGCTCATTACTTACTGGCTTGTACGCTGTATATAAAGGTGAATCAAACGCAAATGATTCTTTAGGTGTTTACAACGGAACTGCACAAGGTGGATTAACTTATAGTGCTGGTAAGAGCGGAAATGCTTTTATTGGTAATGGTACTAATGCTTATGTTAGTTTACCTAACGATTCTTTTAATTTGCTTACAGGGAATTTCTCTGTTAGTATGTGGGTTAATATAGTTAATACAGGAGTGACCCAAGGACTATTTACAAATTTTGCATATAGTGGAACGGCTTTTTATGGAATTGCGATAACTAATTTTGGATATACTAAGTTTCAAATTTTCGACGGCACAGCTACCCCTATAACATTACAAGAGCCATTTCCAAACTCTTACGGAGTATGGCAACATATAGTAATAACTAGAAAAACAGGTACAGCTTCAAAAATATATTTTAATGGTTCACTTAGTGCATCCAATACAAGTTTAGTTAATCCTGTGTACAGTTCAGGAAACATGAGACCATCAATAGGCGCTCAATCGTATGGTCCATTATTTTCAAACTTAGTTCAATATTACGCAGGAAACGGAACTAAAATAGATGAGTTAAACATTTGGAATAAGGAATTATCCTCAACGGAAATAACAGATTTATATAACGCAGGAACAGGTAAGTTCTACCCAACATTTTAAACTATGAAAGTAAGAGAATTAAACAAAACACAAGCAACTGCCTTAGAAGGTCAAGTTTGGGGTTTTAACGGTCAATTTTTCAACATACAAATTGATGCAGATGGTAAAAAGTTTATTTCAAATGAAGAAGTAAATGGATGTACATTACAACAAGCACAATTAATTGGTTGTGATGCATGGTTATTAACTTTACCTGAGATTGATTATAATCCTGTAGTAACTGAAATGCCATTATAATGAAGATATACGTTAAAGGAAACTTCTTTAAATACATTGATTCAAATAATATTATTTGGATGGATAATGTAGAAAATGTTATAGTTTACAAAGATACTTCTGATGTAGAAGATACTAACTACAATATATTATTTAAGAGTTCAAATAATAGATTTACAGATATTCCTTTTTCAAGTATTACAGATGAAAATGGAGATTCTTATGTTACCGAATCTATTTTTGAAGAATATATATGCCAAAATACTGGTCTTAGATTTCAGCAACCTTTAATCACGCTAGATGACTTGAACGACGTTGTTGTTTCAGCACCTTCTAACGGACAAGTAATTGAGTATAATTCCACTAGTGGAAAATGGGAGAATGTATCTCCTTCTGCATTAGGTGGTGATATGAATAAGTCTGTTTATGATACTGATAACGATGGTGTTGTTGATAGTTCAGAAAAGCTAGAGTTTATCGGTAAAAACTCAACTGGAGCAACAATTGGAAAAACTAAAGTAGTTTATATTAGTGGTGCTACTGGACAAAAACCTAATATTACTTTAGCAGATGCAAGTTTTGAAATATCATCTAGTAAAACTATTGGTATTACACGTACTTCTATTGCAAACAATGCAGATGGATATATTATAACACATGGTACTATTCATGATGTTAATACTTCTGCGTTTGCAGATGGTGATGCTTTATGGCTATCCGAAACAGCTGGAGAAATTACAAATGTTGTGCCTAACGAACCTGCACACACTGTATTTATTGGATATGTTGCTTATGCTCATCCAACAGCAGGTAAAATCATTCTTCATATTCAAAATGGGTATGAATTAAATGAACTACATGGTGTTAAAATTACAAGCGAAACTGATAAAGACATAGTTTATTATAATAACTCAACTGGATTATGGGAAAATGCTACTATTAGTGAAATATTGGGATATACTCCAACGGCAGGAAGTAGCGAATTTGTTTTTGTTTATTCTAAATCAAACTTACCAATTCCTTCTAGTGGTGTTATAACACTTGCTAACAATGTAACGTATTACATTACTGCCACAATTGATTTAACTGGAGATAGATTATTAGGTGGTGTAAATACAACAATATTAGGTGGTAGTTCAGAGAATTGCATATTAAAATCTACTGGTTTAAGTAGTGCTACAGCATTAATTACTTCTTCTTACTCTCTACCTATCAGAAACATTACGATAACACATGGTACAGCCTTAAATTTAACTGGTGATGGAAGTACAACGGCTTTAGATTGGTTCGGTGTAAACTTTACAAATTGTGCTACAGTTGGACTTATTTCTAATTATACCAAC